TCCGGCTCGTCGCGGAACCGCACGCCGCCCCAAAGCTCCTGCTCCGGATCGAACATCTCAACTCGCCCTCCCGTACAGCGCTCCCAGTTTGCTTCTTGCGCGACTGGCGACAGAGTCGGCCAGCTCGGCCAGGGTCTTGCGGCACGGCGTCCTCGCGTTGGCCAGCGACTCCCTGAGCCGGTCCATGGCCGCTTTCGACGGCATGCTGGTTTCATCGCTCATCAGCTGGTAGATCCGCTGCGTGCTGAGGCCGCACAGGCGGGCCAGGTCGGAATGGCACCGCACCAGCCCCAGGGCGAACAGGAGATGGCCCAGCTCGATGAAGCACTCCGCCTGCGGATCGGCCAGGCGGAACTTGCCCAGCGCACCGGGCAGGGTTTGCTCGCCGGAGGCACCCAGCGCCAGAGTCTCGGCGACGTCCTCGTCCAGCGGTCCATGCATGCCCTCGACCCATGCTTCGCCTCCGCTGATGCGGAACACCGCCGCGCCGCAGCGGCCTGCGAGCAGCGCGTACCGTTCCTGATCGACTGGAAAGATCTTCGGTTTCATGCAATCCTCCTCAGCTCGTCCCAAAGCAGCAGCGTGGCCACGGCGTCCCGGGATGCGTAGCGGGCCACGTCGTCCGGATCGGCCAGCGGCAGCAACCCGTGCGCATGCTCCGGCACCCGGTCCCGCAAGAGCCGGACCTGCCTTGCCTCGACCAGCGCACGCTGCACGCCATCCATCGTGCCGTCCAGCAGCAGGAGCGACTTTCGGGCGGCTGCAGCCGCCGTCGCAGCGCTGAATCTGCGGTTGGCCTCGGCCACGAGCGCTTGCGCATCGCTGCAGTCGCCCTGGGGCATCTCGAGCACCCGTCCGGCCAGCGGCAGCAGCTCCCCGTCCGGCAGCGATCCGATGCGCTTGACGTAGTCGGCGAGCGCCTCGCCGCGCATCTGCCGCAGTCGATCCGGCACCGGATCGCCGCAGCCCAGCAGCGGCGGAACCAGCTCCGCGTTACGCGCCCCGCTGCGCTCGAGTTCCTCTGCGGCGGATTCCAGCAGCTTGGCGAGCGCCCGGCTGAACGAGGCCTCCAGCGCCTGCTCGAAGCTCTGCATCGGCATGCCCAGCAGGGTTTCCGCGAGCGGCTTCAGACCCAGTGGCAGACCCCGGATCTCGTAGGCCAGCAGCATGGTATCCTCTGCCGCCGCGAGCAGGCGCAGCGCCGCATCCCATTCCGCGCAGGCGGCGATCGCCTCGACGTCGTAGAGCGCGTGGTGCATGACGACGCAGCGCGAGCAGAGCCAGTCGGTGAAGTCCTGCCAGCAGCCCTCGAGATCCCGGGCGAACAGCACCCGGCTGGCCAAGTCTGCTTCGATCCGCGCAGCCAGCGACAAGCAGAACACGGGGCCGCCGACGCCGATGGTTTCCGTGTCCAGGGCCACTGTATCCGCAGACCGGAACTCTCCTGCCGCCTGACGCCAGTTGTCGGCGACCGCCCAGTCGTAGCGGATCTCCCGGCACTCCTCGCCGCGCAGCAGTTTGCCCGCTCGGTGGAACGCAGCCAGAATCTCGTCCATGATCCTGCCGGTGCGGCTCTCGTCGCGCATCGCCGCCGCCGGATGCAGAGCGCGGATCAGCAACCGCGAATCCGGCACCAGAGGCTCCATGATCTCGCCGCTGACGCGGCCCAGGGCGACGAACACAGCGGGGGTCTTGCGCTGGCGGACGTAGGGCGCGAGAAAGTGGCTGCTGCAATGCGACACCAGCTCGCGGGACGGCGTTCCGGTTTCCGGCAGGCATCGCACCGCATTCGCGACGAAGACATCCTCCCGCGCCAGCCCGGCGGCGGGCAGGTACAGCCGGTTCAGCTCGCGTCCGCTGTCGCCGCAGAACGGGATGCCCTGGGCGTTCTCGGTCGCCCCGGGCGCTTCGCCGACGACGATCAGCCGCGCCTCCTCCGGCCCGTGGAAGGGCACGACGTTGGCCATACGGGGGCAGACGCCGGGTTTGTAGCAGGGGCATTCCTGGCTTTTCACTGCGTCCTGTCCACTCCGACTACCTTCCACAGGCAGAACCGGGTGATCATCGATGTGGCTTCCTCGAGGAAGTACATGTCCTCAGGTCCGATCTCCATGAAGTTCATCCCGGGTCCCGGCTCTGTGCCTTCCAGGAGCGTTTCCAACCGCAGAAGCGAGTGACGGCAGATGAACCAGAGCATTTCGTACTCCAAGCCTTCGTCGGCTTCTGCTTTGCGGAGGAAGTCCGCGATGTGCCGGGCGAACAACCGGACTGCGTGCTGCTCGCCGCCGCCGTCGGACGAAACGCACAGCGCGGCCACTGCGGCGTCCTCGCCGGATCCGCGTATGATGATGGCGTACAGCGCCAGCCCGTCTTTCTTGTCCGACAGTCCAATGAGTTCCACGTCCGCTTCGCCGTCAGGAATCGGCTGGCGTTCGGTTATGAATTGCATCGACGATCCTCCTTGATAAAACCTTTCCTATTCCTTCCACCTGCTGCCACCGCTTCTCGTCCGCCGCGACCATCTCGGCGACCGAGGCGAAGCTCTTCTCCACCGCCGCGCTGCGCTCCCAGCCGACGCCGGGCAGCTGCACGGCGAACCTGCGCACGAGGCTGTGCTCGACGGGCAGCGGACTGGGCGGCGGGCCGCCGTAGATGACCTTCAGGCTGCCATGGTCCTCCCAAGGCTTCTGCCACCAGCGGTACAGCAGCAGGATCATGCGCATGGTTTCGGTGCGGGACCGCGTGCGCCTGATGCGCAGCGGCGTCAGCGTGTCCAGCGACGTCAGGAACAGCTCGACGTCGTCGAAGTAGAATCGGCTCGCGCCCAGCCGCAGTTCCTGCCAGCCGCCGCGCCTCGGCTCCTCGAGAATGCCAGTCTGCGGATTGGCGCGGCAGGGGCCTTCGACGATGAGGTAGCTGTAGTCGTATGCGGCGAGCATGCCTGGCAGCTGGCGGCCTGCGAGACGCCCGCTGCGCATGGAGGACAGCAGATCGCGGAGGGTTTTCAGCTCGATGCCGACGGGCGCGAGGCCGTCCGGGCCGTTGCCCATCCAGCACAGATCGGCGTACTCCAGCTCGGCCAGCTCTGCGTCGAGTCCCTCCGCTTTCAGCGGGATCAAAAGATCCCGACTGCCTTCCCTGCCATCCACCAGCAGCATACGGTTGCTCACTCTTCGCTTTCCTTGACGGCCTCCGGCAGCAGATCCATGGCATCCTCGATCTCCGTAAGCGCGTGGGTCAGCCTGCTGTGAGCCGATCTGAGGCGCTCGATGGCCTTTTCGGCATCGCTGCGATCCATCGGCAGCGGTTCGTCCGGCCACTCCTCGAGGTACTGGTAGCTGATGTCTCCGATCAGCTGCTCCACCTGCCTGAGCAGGGAGTCCGCTGCCAAAGGGCTGTCGGGGTTGTCCAACGCGATTCGTCCGATCAACTGGATCCGGCCCGCGTCATCGCACCAGACGTCCAGGCTTTCGGTTTTGCGGATGCAGTAGAGCTTCATCGACCGCCTCCTCTCAATCGGCTGCGGGAGATGGCACGCCGTCATCCCAGGCCGCGAAATCGTACTCGGGCATGATCGCGGACGCCAGAGCGGGGAACGAGCACATCGCGCCCGCGAACACCTGCCCGTTGACCCTGGTGGGGTGGAACCGGCTGTCGATGACGCGCACGGCGAACTCCGGCGGGCCGTCGTCGGAGGAGATGAGGTCGTGCTCGATAACCAGGTCCACCAGGTACTCGAAGCCGCTGAAGCCGCTTCTCTCCCAGCGGCCCGTCCACGAGTCCTTGCCCTCCTTGTTGGTTGCGTATTCCTTCTTGACCTTGTGAATCCAGATCGAGTTCTTGCCGCGCCCGGCCACGCGGTGGAACAGCGAGCGGAACTCGGCGTTGACCGGCCCGTAGTGGTGCGGCATGACTTGCGTCAGGCGGCCAAACCGCGCCAGCCGCAGCAGCTCCCAGATTTCCGTTGCCGTGTCCACCACAATGGTGCGGATGGTGGAGGACTGGATCGCCTCGTCGAACGCGGCGGCGACCCTTGCCCACGCAGCCTCGTAAACCTCGATCTTCTGCCCCGTGCCGGGCAGCACGTGGAAGAAACATGAGATGTCCTTCCCGGCCCGCTGCCACTGGCGCACGGCGCTCTCGGTGCCCGGATCGGATGCGATGACGGCTACCGGACCCGGCGCGGACAGCGCCCAGAAGGTCTTGCCGCGCTTTTCCTTGCCGCTCGAGCAGACGCTCAGCGACGGCGTTTCCTGATTGGAGATCTTCTTGAACAGGCTCATGACTACCAAACCTCCGGCTTCGCTTTGTCCTTGTAGGAAAGAATCATCCGCCAGGTGCGATCGAGGTCGTCAGGGTCGAATTCCAGCCCCCAGATGTCGATCCTCTGCGGCGGCGACAGCTGGAGCACGTGGAACCCGGCCCTGCGCCACTCGCCCCTGCCTATGGCCCACAGCTCGCCCTTGACCTGCAGCAGCCAGTGCAGCGAGGCCTCCGGCGACGTGCTGCGCTTGCTCGTGGTTTTGATCTCGTAGACGATGCGCCGCTCCCAGTCGACGGCATCAGGAGTGAACAGGATGCCGTCGAACTCGAACTCGCCCGGATGGTAGTCGCCGCCGAAGGCCAGCGGCCCGTACCACTCCTCCCACGCCAGCCCCAGGGCCATGCGGCAGAGGCCGTCGTGGCCGGGTTCTTCCTCCGAAGCCCACTTGCGGCCCATGTCGGCCATCATGGCGCGGATGACGCCGCTCAGGTGGACGCCGGAGGAACGGTTCCCCGCGGGCAGTTTCAGATCCGCGTATCCCAGGAAGGAGCAGCGCATCGCCCGGCCTCAGAAAGGCACCTCGTCCTCGGCGGCCCAGGGCACGAGGACCAGCTGCTTGTTCTCGACGACGACGCCATGGTCGGCGAGCCACTGCTCGTTGACCAGCAGGCGGCTGATCTGGTTGCGCATCTTGACGTCGAGCTTGCTGCCGCGCTTCATCGCCTCCATGCCCAGCCGCTGCAGGGTCATGCCGGGTTTGGCGACCTCCATGAGGATCTCGGTTGCGGTGTTCTCGACCTCCGGCGGCGGGCCGCCCGCAGCGACTGGAGCCTCGGGCTTCGGTGCCGCTTTCTTCTGCGGCCAGTCGATCACCTTGGTGACGTGGATGTATTCGATGGCCTGATCCTGGTTCTTTCCCCGGCGGGTGACTTCCAATCCGCCCATGTCCGGCATGGCCTTGCGGACGAAGTGGAGCCTGAGGCCTTCCAGCTCGTCCGCCCGCCCGCTGTCCAGGCGGCTGAGATCGGCTCCGGCTTCCGCCAGCGACTGCAGGAAGAAGTAGAGTTTGGAGCGCTTGCTCAAAGCGGTTTTGCCGGACAGCGGGCGAAGCGTGAGGCCGCCGTCGGAGTCGTTGGGGACGAAGTCCGTGGTCGCGCCGAGCGTGAGATGCTCGGTCGCGTCCTGCGTGCCGTCCAGCGTGCGCATGTGCAGGCGCAGCGAGGTGCGCATGTTGGCCGCGTCGACGGTTCCCTGGTAGTCGAACAGCGCGTAGCGGGCCTCGATGATCTCGACGTCGACATCGTTCAGCAGCCCGCCGGAAACGAACGTCTTGGGATTGAGACTGATGCTCATGGTTTCTCCTTCTGGTCGTTGTTTTGTTTCACCCTGGGCACGGCGGAGATGCGCCGCACCCTTGAAGCCAGCCAGTCGGGGACCAGGCCGGTTGCGGTCTGCGAGAGCGCATCGCAGGCGTTGGTGTCGAGGACGAACGTCTCCCCGTAGTCGTCCTCGTGCCTGACGTTGCGTCCGCAGATCTGGACGAGGTTGGCCGTCATGACCATCTGCATGTAGCCGGGATCGGCTTCCGAGCGCAGGCGGACGAGCGGATCGCCCAGGTTGGGATAGGGGGCCTTGAGGACGACCTGCCAGCGGCAGAGGTCGTCCGGGAAGTCGTGGCCGGTGCCGACGCTGGGGCTGACGAGCACGGCGTCGGGCGAGGCCGTGTAAGCTTCCAGGCTGTCGGTCAGCCGCATGGCGGTTTCGATCTCCCTGGCCGCCGCGTACTCCATCAGCTTCTGCGCCCGGGCGTAGCTGACGGTGTGGATGATGCCCCGGCTGCCGGGCCTGGCCTTTGCGATGTCCAGCGCGGTTTTGAACACGCGCAGCACGGCCTCTTCCCGCGCAGC